CCACCTAACAGGGGTAAGGTCCTATCCATCGGTGACGGTATAAAGAATCCGGAATACGCGGTCGGCGATGTCGTGATTTTCAATGAAGAGCAGCCATCCGGCTTCAAGCACGAAGGCCAAGATTACCTACCGATTCATCAGGGGAAAATAATCGGGATTTTAAAAGATGACGCTTAAACAATTAGCCTTTGACTCCAAAGCCTCCCAAGAGGGCTGGGAAATGTGGCAAATATTAAAACAGGTTGCAGAATTACGGCCGAAAAACGTGGTAGAGATCGGCGTGGATGGGGGCGGTTCACTCTACACCTGGCATAAGGCATTAAAACCGGAACTGCTTATCGGCGTGGACATTAACGATAAATCCGATGCCCTAAATGAGAATCTGGCCAAAATTGAAGCCGAAGGCGGCAACGTCAGGATGCTGTTCGCGGATTCACAAGCGGAAGAGACGATAGGGCTGATAACCGATGCGCTCGGTGGCAAATTTATAGATTTCCTGTGGCTGGACGGCGACCACCATTATGATGCGGTTAAGACAGAGTTTCAGTATTATGCGCCGTTAGTAAGACCTGGCGGTATCATCGGCTTTCACGACACCAATAGTAGGGGTATTGAGGGGGTGGAAGTCGAGCGATTTATGAAGGAGCTTGATGAAAAGATGGGCTTCAGGACAGCGGATTTTAGATTAAATAGCCATACCCCAGGGAGTAGATTGATATGGCGGTAAGAGTATTAACCGATTTCCACCACTCTTCCCTTCTCCGTTCGCTCATTATGTTGTTTGAAGACAGATTAGGTATGGAAGTTTATAGGCCCATCGGTATGCAGTGGTTCGCCGAAGGCTATTGGGCGATTAATAATCAGTACGATACGGCCAAGCAATACCTGTCTATGGACCAGGTGCCCAGCGATGGTACTCCGGTTCTGAACAGGGAGCATAAGAAGCCCAAACCGCTGAACACACCCAAGAATAAGGAAAAGGGTATATTTTACTGCTACGACCCAGGCGGTACTGACGTAAATAGAGCCTGTACGCTGGACTTTTTCAAAAATAAGCGGTTCGACTACCTCATAGCCTCTATACCGGCTCATATCCCCCTCTACAAACGCCTGATAAGCGAATACCACCCCAGCGCCAAGCTGATAGTCCAGATGGGTAACGAGTGGCCCTTTGAGTTCTGGGAAGGTAACAATATCCTGGCCTCAGTCAAACCACGCCAAATCGAAAGCGCCAACGCCATCTTTTATCACCAGGAATTCAGCACCAAAATATTCAAACCGACACCCTGCCGGCCAACTAAAAAGGTTTACTCCTTCGTGAACGTGCTACAAAATATGCCACAGGCCCAGGGAGATTTTGACGAGCTGGAGCGACTGCTCAAGCCTTACGGCTATGAATTCGGCAGCTATGGTGGTCAGAACAGGGACGGCAATATGAACGGACCAAGGGAATTAGCCGATAAGATGCACGATGCTGAATTTATCCTGCACTCCAAGCCAGGAGGCGACGGTTTCGGCCACATAATCTTCAATGCTTACGCTGTCGGTCGGCCAGTAATCACCCGTTCCAGCCAGTACAGGGAGAGATTAGCCGAAGAGTTGCTAGTACCTGGGACCTATATCGATCTGGACAAGCTCGGTCATACATTAACGGCCCAGGCTATCCAGGCTCACGGACTAGACAAACTGGAGCAGATGGGTAAAAGGGCTTCAGAACGATTTCAGGAAGTAGTAAATTATGAGAAGGAAGCGGAGGAGATTGCCGGATGGCTGACAAGGTTGAAGTAAAGTGTAAGGTGCTGGAATTCAGGGATAATCCCAAGGGCGGGACTAACGTGCTCGTCGAATGTACGGTCGGTAAGAGGACCTGGGTAAAAGAAGTCTGGGTTAATTACGAACGGCCGATTTCAATGGAAGAATTCAAACGCGACCTGGCAAAGATAATTTGGCCTAAAAACGAGAGCGATAATCTGCGCTTCGTGAAACAGGAGGCCGATGAACCCTTTACGCTAAAAGTTGCACCCGAACCTAGGGTATAATAAGCTTATGGCTTTAACTACTACAAAGAGGCATTATGTACCATTGGCAACCGTCCAGGTAACTGAAAGCTCAGCGACCCTAGCCATCCTAGAGCAAGCAGAACAGGCAATTGATAATTACGTTGGATTCCAAACCAAGCATATACAACAGGTTTTCAGGGGCGAAATAACGGCTCTCTCCGGCTCAGATAAGACGATTATAGACACTTCCAGCGATAGCCAGCTCCACCAGCACGATAACTACTTCAAGCGCTGCGTAATTGAGATAATTCACGGCACCGGTGAAGGTCAGGCGCGCTATATCGAGAGCTCAGATTATGATAATTACTCGGTCACGATTACCGATGCCTGGGATACCGTACCCGATACTACCTCGGCTTTTAAAATCTATCAGCTTGGCAAATTTCCCAGAATCCAGGATATTGACTCAAGCGCCGACGGCCTGACTTATTATAAATCGATTCCGCAGGTTGTTAAGGACGCAGTTATAGCCCAGGTACAGTTTATCGTAGCGATGGGTGACAGCTACTTTAAGACGGATGAGAGCGAGCTCCAGTCCGAAACTACCAGTAAGCACTCTTGGAGCAAGGGCTCGGCGGCCGCACCGACTTCAGACGTTCAGCAAATATCCCCCCGTGTCCGAGCCCTACTTAAGGGAATCACCAATCGTACAGGTAACTACGAAGAGGGGTCATCGTGGCCGTCTCCCGTATAGCAGCATCATTAAACCAGACTGGAACGCTATCAGCCCCCAGCACCCAGGATAAGTTCGGTAAAACCAGCTATGGCGCAGCTACGACCGTACCTTGCCGCGTGGAAAAGGTAACTAAGAACATAGTCACCAAACAGAATGAGCTCACCCCTATACACGCCTTTGCGATGTTCGACAATAACGTGACTATCGCCATCGGTTATAAATTTATACACAGCGGAGCAACCTATAAGATAGTAGCTCTGGAGGCCGGCGTTAATCGGTTCGGTGAAACTACCCACTACGAAGCTTCCTTACAGGAGTGGAATTTATGAAAGTAACGGTTGATGCGTCTAGTTTTTCGGCTAGGCTTAGGAAGCTCAGAGGCGATGCCAAGGATGCCAGCCAGTTCTCGCTATACGATATTGGCTTAGAGATTATGCGCCTCAGCCAAAAAGAGGTGCCACACGATAAGGGAACGCTGCAAAACTCCGGAGCCGTAGAAGAGATTAGCGGAGATGTAGTAGTAGGCTATCACACCCCTTACGCCGCCAGGCTTCACGAACATCCTGAGTACCGTTTTAAAAAGGGCCGTAAGGCTAAGTTCCTGACCGATCCGATAGAACGAAATGCCGCAGCCCTAGGTTTACGCGCGGAAAAAACATTTAAGGGGAGGCTTACCTAATGTCAAGCTTTTTATCGGAGCTAGCAGATTATATCCACCGAGAGGGTATCGGCACTTCTAGCGGGGCCAGCGTTAATATATTCGTAGGCAAATACCCCGATGAACCCGACAACTGTATAGCTTTGCTCGGCTTGCTACCGCAGAAGGTCCCCAATATCTATGTCAGCGATTTCGAGTACCCCAGGTTCCAAGTAATCGTCCGGAATACCGCCTATGTCACGGCTGAAGCTAAGATCAGACAGGTCAGGGAGCTCCTGCACGACAAATTAACGATAGTAACCGAGAATTTCATATGCAAATATATCCAGGCCGACAGCGATATAGTCCCTCTGGGCGAAGACGACAAAGGCCGCGCTGAATTCTCGATTAACTTCTCAACGCAGATACTAAATGAAGACTCCGGAAGTTAAGACCGATTTCGAGGGCCGGACCTACCGCGCGAAGCATTGTCCGAACTGCGATGTCTGGCTTTTCGACGAGCATATTTTTAGAGGTCGAATCCGCTTACGCTGCCAAAATTGTGGTAAGATTATAATATTGGTATTCCGCTTACGTAAAAGGGCGGCGGTCGAGCCAAATAAATTAAGTAAGAGAGGTTAAAATGGCAGACGCAACTAAAATAC